TCTTTAGTTCGACCTTCTAGCAAAACCCTATCCCAGCCAAATACTGCGGCCACAGCATCTTTTAATGTATTAGCAAAACTTTCACGACGAAAGCCGTGTACATTTACTAGATAGTCTGCAATAGTATCTTTACCGCTGCCAATAAAACCACATACGCCAATAATCATTTTAATGTCTCCTCTAACCAAACTTTACATTCAGGCCATTGTTTATAAATGTGTGCTAGTCCACCGGCACTACGCCATTCTTCGCAGTTACTTGTTCTATCGTCGATAAGGATATCACCTTCTCGACAGTGGCGCCATTTGTCGTGACTAAATGGTCCAAAGAATACTGTAATGTCAGGGTAACGTTCGTGTGCCCACCATACTTTATCGCTGGCAGCATAGGGCATTGTATAATCGTGCGGCAATGCTGTTAAGAAGAATAGGCCGCAACCTGTCTTATCTCTATAATCCCTACACCACTGCACAAGTTCATCTGCGCCTTCTTTTTTAGGTAGGTTACGATAGAAGTGCTGATCTCGCTGTAGTTTTTTCCAATCAGCATCTGGAATACGCTCTCCATAATTCCAGTTACGTTGTACCATTTCTCTAGCAGTCTTCATCCAGTCTGCTACTACGTCATCCATGTCTAAATATATGTTCATACTACTAGTATATAGTAGACAAATCTATTTGTCAATGAATATTTTACTTTTTAGGAGTGGGATTTTCGCCAGTTAATTTTGGTCTAGCAAACCATAACTTAAACCATTCATCTGTACCTGGACGAATATTATGCTGACGCATATACTCTGCTTTGTTAGTACCAATCTCGCCGGTGATCGGACTTTCTGCGTTCTTATCAATGCCGGCAAGTTTACGAAGTGTGTCTTTATCCAATTATAAACCCCATTGGATCTGAACCATCAATGTACAAGTCTAAGTCTCGTTCTAACTTTTCTAGTTCTGCTTGTGCTTCGCTTTTTAAGTTATCGCCGTTTAAACTTGTTCCACCTTGCGGTCCTGCAATAGTGCTAAACTTGCTACGAGCTTCACCTAGGATAAACTTAGCCTGTGCCATAGCATAGTCTTTGATCCAAGGACTGCCGTATGTATCATTTAACAAGTCTTCGTCACTGCGTTCAACGAATGCCCAAAGATAAATCTCATCATCGTCTTTAAACTTACGATGGATAAACATTTTCTTATCACTTGGGTTCCATGTAAAAGTGCAGTATGCTCCGAACATACGTGCTAAAAGTTCCCTACGATCCGCATATAGTTCGTAGTTTAATAAACCTGAGAAGTTTGTGTTACTTTGCAATAACATATTACTCAAATACATTGTGTTAAATGGTTCAAAATCAACTCCTGTACTGCTAATGCCCATAGCACCAGTATGACGTAAAAACACATCGCGAACATTAACTACTTGTTGTGGTAGTTGATATTCTTGTTGTTCTTTATTAATGTTTAGTTTAAGAAATTTTTCAATGACTGCTCTACTACTACGCTGACGAAACTTACGAAGTGCTTTGTTAATAGCAAGCTCGTAGTGTGCAGAATCCAATTCTACATCAACCATTCCGCCACCTAGGCGTAATTCTATTTCACTGATTAATTCGTCTTTGACGCTCATAAAAAATCTCCCGTTATGTATATTTAGCGGGAGATTTTCGTTTTAAAAATTATCGAGTTGCAAAAAATATGTCAGGATTTTTAGATGCGTATGGAGCAATACCTATTACATTATTCTTTGTCTGAACAGTCCACCATTCGATCCAAGTTCCTAACTGATTATACAATAATGTGGAAATGTTAGTATTTACATTGTAGGCCTGTAATACATTATTAGAATAAGTTGTTCTGCCAACATAAATCACTGTTTGATTGCTTGCATTCTGTACCACAGTAAAATCAAGTGCCACTGGAGCTTCAGAAATGGCAGGAATAACTGTTTTACGTGTTCCAAAAGTTTTATTAGCATTACCATATAAAACTACTGTTTCGGCAGAGCCAATCGGTGATTCGTGTCCGCCTGCAATAATATCAATGATACCATCTTTGTCTACATCAACTAGCTCAACTGAATAGTATCCAGCAGTATTGCCTTGTCCAAAAATTCTATTATTATCAAATGCAAATGTCCCATTTTTTTGATTAATCAAAGCTGTAATATTATTACCTGGGCTTCTATTAGTATCAGTGATAACGATATCTATCCAACCATCACCATTAATATCTGCTGCCGCGGCTCCATGATAAAAACTGTATTCTGCGGCACCTACATCACTGATGGTAAAGTTACCTTGACCAGAGGCATCATTCAATAAGAGTTTATTACTCTCCCCACGGAATCTTCCATAAACAAAATTATCCCAACCGTGACACACAACAAAAATATCAGGATGACCGTCATTGTTAAAGTCAGCGACTACTGATTTTCTAGGAGTTAAACAACCCTTCAATGTCGTTGAAGTACGTTCCATTTTACCATTAGTAGTTAATTTGTAAAATTGAAACTCTGCACGTAGTTCATCTTTAACGTAATCAGGCGCATTTCCCAAACATGTAGGATCAATACCAGCTGGCTTATAGCATTGAATGCTATTAGGTTTAGCAATCATCACTGCCATCTTATTGTCGCCGAAAAAGTTTCCTACGGCATAAGCATTGAAATCTTTATAAGGAAAAACTAAACGAGGTAAGTTTTGCAACTTTGCATTTTCGTATGAAGTTTTATATAAAGTAATAGTAGGCTTTACTAACGGTTCGCTAGATTTAACTGATAGTACTGTGCCTACATTAACTACAACATCATAATAAACAAAACCATATGCTTTTACACTAGGAATTGTAAGTTGATTTTTATATGGATCATAAGAGTCCATTGTGTCAGTAGGTTTTGCAGGATACTTAGAGTCTAAGTTAGAACCTCCTACAGTTAATACTGGACCTACAGTAATAACAACATCACGATAAATCGTATCTGCCAACACTACTGCCGGTATAGTCAATTGATTGTTTACATGATCATATGTGTCTGTAGCATACGCTGTAGATCCAAAAAATGCAAACAACCACACTAATAGTTCTGTAAGGTATTTCATATTAACCTCCATTCTTCTTTAACACAGGAGCAAACGGATCTGTTGGCGCAGGAGCAGTCGGTTGTTCAGGTAACGATTTACCTAATGCTTGGTCAAAAGGATTAACTGTTTCTGTACTAGATCCTCCTCCGCAGGCAGTTAACGCTAGTGCTAAAATTAAAATTAAGTTTTTCATTTGTATACCTTTAACAAGATGATATCAGTACTTATACGGCCATTAAGTTTGATTTCTGTAGCTTTAATACCTTTAAACCATTTCTTAGCGGCAGGCTTACCATTTGCACTAAACTCTTTAAGCTGTTCTTTTGGCTTGCGCAATGTTTTTTGCACACTTGCATTAGCATCAAATCCTAGTATAGAACTGTTCTTAACTGTGAGTGTACCTGCATATTGGTCTGCAATGTAGATACCTAACTTGCGTGTCTTTGTGTTGTAAACCCAAAGCTCTTGTGCTGTAAGAATTGTAGTTGGATCCGCACTTTTCAAATTGAGCTCTTTAAACTCTTTTTGGTACTTCAACTTAGCTACTACCTTTTCTGGCAGTACTGCTTTCTTCTTACGTGGAGCCTTGCTGGCTTTCTTAACAACATTGTAGCTGTTAGCATCTGTTAAAGCCTGCGTCCACCATTTGATCATAGCGGTAACTTGGCGCTTACCTAAATGCTTGTAGCCTTCGATTACCTGGCTATCTTTTGAGTTAGCAACTTCTTCAAACTCTGCAATCTTTTTATTAATGAACTCTTGTACAGTTTTAACCTGTACTGCTGGTACATTCATTTGTGTCATTAACTCGACTAGCTTAGGTTCACCTTTGAACTCTTCTGTAAAGTCATCGAAGCGACCTTCAAGTTCACCTAAGAACTCTGCTGTTTTTTCTGCCATGCGTTCTTGGATATTGAACTTAGGCTTTTCATCTTTAACTTCTTCTACTACTTGGTTAGAAGTGTCAATGCCAACGTCTGCTTGTTTAAGCTGTTTAACAAGAGTTCGTAGTGTACCAAAACGGAGGGCCAAGCCAACACGACCTGCTCGCAATGCAAAGCCGACTGTGGGACCTGGCCAAATGTCGCCACGCTTAACGCTTTCTGCTAATTTTTGACGACGTGGGTTCCGTGCTAGGAACTGGGCAAGCCATTCTGCACTTTTCTTTTTGTCTTGTGTATGTGCATACCAATTAAGTGTACGCATGACTTGTGTCTTGTACTCACTGTCTGTCCATTGTAGTTGTTCTTCTACGCTAGGGTAAGTGGGTTCCTCGCCAACATACTTGGCATCTACTTCTCGGTAGACAACTGTTTTGGCTGGAGGCTCGTAGCGCCATGCCAATTTATCTGTGCTTACTTGTTTAACGGGTTTCTTTGTAGCCATGTTTACTCCTAGGTAAAAATGTAATTATACACTAACTTCTATTTTGTGTCAATTTCAATTGCACGACGTAAGAGTAGCTCTTGTTTGGAGAAGGCGTCGATCTCCCAAGGCATGTCCAAATACTTTGTTTTTTTGGTATAGCGTTTACCTTTCCAAATCCTTGCTTCATTTGGGAGAAACTTCATTTGCCCTTTTGCTAATTGTTTGACGTGCACCATTTCGTGTGCTAAAGTACTAGCCAAGTCGAGCAACGTTGACGGAGTAAGACGTTTTGGTGGTTTGAGCAAGACCATCATACAGTCAGCGGCTTCAATATTCATTGTGGCGCCTTGGAAATCTTCTTCCAAATCTTTAGTAACTTTTACTAGGACTGCTCGTTTGCTGTTAGTAAGTCCTAACTGTTCAATGTATGAAGGCATCAAACTATCTAAAAACTTTTTAATTTTTGGATTGTCTGCATCCACATCATATTCCATCATAACTAGCTCCAATTTGCTGTGTATAATATATTATACTACAGACATCAATTTGTGTCAATAAAAAACCCGCCGAAGCGGGTTTGATTTAAATTGGATTAAATTAATCGTTGTTCCACAATAATTCACCGCCTACAATGCTGGCATTGTAAACAACCACATTGCTAAGTCCCCATGTATTCAAATTGATTTGTAAGTTGGCACCGTTTGAATCTTGACCTGCGGCTACTTGAACTCTAGTAAAGCCTGCGGCATTTGTATTAGCTGGTAAATTGTCACCGTCAGTCCACAATCCACTATTTACAATTGATACACCTGTTGCCACACCAGCGTTTGATGCAGTAACACGAACTCTTAATGGAGTTGCAAAATTTGCATGACGGTATTCAAATTCATCACCTACGTCATTGGCTGTACCACCATTGAGAATGGAAATATTTGTTACTACTTTATCACTGACAAATTCTGAAATGTCAGTACCCAAGCTAGGAATAGTGCCATATGTCTGACCGGCTTCTGCACCAGGAATACTTGATACTCTGGCGGCAAATGTAAAGATGCTACCATTTGGTTGACTTACCATATATAAGTCTGTTTTTAGTTGTAATGCTCTAACTGCCTGTGAATATAAGCTGTTGCTAGAATCATAGTTACTTTCAACGTCTTCGCCCATGTCAACGACAAAGTATGCTAATTCTGGAGTTCCCATAGAAGTAACTGGAGTAATGCGTTTATAGTTATCTGTAATAGCCATAATAAAAATCCTTTAAAGTGTATTGTAATTATTTATACAAAAAGCATCTATTTTAAAGTTAGACAAAGAAAATTTTCTAGGTAAATAATACATTATGCCAAGACTAAGCCTGTGGAAACCCGAAAAAACAAACGACTATCCGTTTCATGGATAGACTTATCCGCGAACAATTTATGGTATGCGGAACTTGCGTGCTAATCCACAAATATTTACAACCAGCCGATCAGGGTGCCAGCACTGATCCAACTAAGCCTAACTATAAAGCCGATGATGTGTTAAACGAAACTAAGATACAAGACTTATTGTTCTTAGAAAATCGCGACAGAATTTATGATCCTGATATCTATGAACTTCGAGGAGTTTATAACGTAGGTGATCAAGACTTTGACTTAACTCAGTTCGGTTTGTTCCTTAGTGCCGATACTATCTACATTACATTCCATACAAATGACATGGTTGAACGCATGGGACGTAAACTAATGGCTGGTGATGTTATTGAACTACCGCATATACGCGACGACTTGTTATTAGATGAAACTAAACCAGCTATTAATAAGTTTTATGTTATTCAAGATGCTAGTCGTGCCGCAGAAGGTTTTAGTCAAACTTGGTATCCGCACATTTGGCGAATCAAAGCAAGTCCAATGACGGATGCACAAGAATATAAAGATATTCTAAGTCAGGCTGCTGACAACGGTGTTGACACATTAAAAGATGCACTAAGCACATATCAACGAGAATTGGAAATTTCTAACGCTATTATTGCTAGAGGTGAACAACTTGCTCCTACTATTTTAGATGATGGTAGTAATATATTGCAGGATACAACTAAGCCTTATCAAGCAGATGCTAACCCAACTTATGATCACGGTGAGCAAGTCGAGTCTGGTTTAAGTTTCCCGTTAACTCCAAGCCAAGGAGATTTCTTTTTACGTACAGACTACCAACCTGCGGCATTATTTGCTTATCGTGGCACTCGCTGGCAACGCATGACTACACAAAACGGCCCAGTTGACTTAAAAGATAAAGTCTTAAATGCCGCTGGATTTATTAATAACGATGCTACAACTATTGTAGGTAATAAAGAGTTCCCAGAACGTCAAGCATTAAGTCAAGTAGTATTACCTAAAACAGATTATTAATTATGCAACAATATTTTTACGACGAACAGATTAGAAAATACTTAACCCAATTTATGCGTATATTGGGTGGCTTTAGTGTTAAGACTGGCAAAGACCGAGACGGCAACGAAAGTTATATACAAGTACCTGTTCGTTACGGTGATATCAATCGTATGGCTGCGCACATACTAAAGAATCAAAGTGAGAACATGATGAACACTGTTCCGTTTATCAGTTGTTATGTTACTGACTTACAAATAAGTGCTGAACGTAGAAGTAATCCAACTCACGTTAGTAAAGTACAAGTCTACGAAAAGAAAGTTGATCCAGAAACTGGAGATTATATTGAAGGAGAAGTAGGTAATACTTATACAGTAGAACGTTATATGCCTGTTCCTTATGACTTAACAGTTCAAGTAGATATATGGACAAGTAATACTGATCAAAAATTACAACTAATAGAACAGCTATTAGTATTGTTTAATCCTAGTATTAACTTAAAATCTAATAGCAATCCGTTTGACTGGTCAAACTTAACTTATACCGAGTTAGTTAACGTTATTTGGAGTGTACGTCAAGTCCCGCAAGGTACCGATGATATTATCGACGTTGCGGCGTTAAACTTTACTATACCAGTGTTAATCAATCCTCCTGCTAAAGTTAAACGTCAAACTCTAATTCATACAATTTTAAATGAAATTAAAAAACTAAAAGAAGAAGATCAATTAGATTGGGTAGAAGATGATCCTGCGCCAAATAAACAATGGGTAGTTGTTACTTTTGAAAACTTAAAGTTACAAGTTCGAATCGAAGGTGATCGTGCTACATTATTAAACAAATCAGGCGGCTTAACTGATGACGAAGGAAATTTACTATCATGGAGTAATTTGTTAAATCCTTTTGGCGATTTAAGATTAGGTATCAGTAATCTTCGACTACGACGTGGTAACGATCCTACTGATCCTAATAATGACATTGTTGCTACTATTGCAGAAATAGACACAGACAATCCTAATGTTGTTGTCATTGATGTTGATCAAGATAGTTTACCAAGCGCAAGTTTAGCTGCCATTAATGCTATTATTAATCCTAGTCGTGTTGCTCCGGGAAAAAATTTACCGGCGGCTGTTACAGGCCAACGTTACTTAATATTAGATGATGTTCCTAATAATAACTACTGGGGTATAACAGATGCTAAAGCCAATGACGTTATACAATATAATGGCAGTCACTGGATTGTAAGTTTTGATTCATCTGCTAATACTGATGCCATAGTATTAAATACAACTACTAACATATTATATGAGTGGCGAGCAGGGCAGTGGATTAGCGTGTTCGAAGGTACATATCAAAACGGATGGTGGAGAATTTATTTGTGAAGCAGTTTAGAGGTGCAGGAGCTATTATAGTCAGTGAACTAACAGGCAAGGTTATGACTGTTCTTCGTAGCCCTCAGGAAAGCCATCCTAACACTTGGACATTTGCCGGCGGCAGAGTCGAAGAAAATGAATCTGAAATAGACGGTCTACGTCGAGAGTTAGAAGAAGAACTACAACTTACAAAGATTAAAAAAATAATACCTTTGCATAGATATCAAAGTCGCAGTAAAGATTTTGTCTATGACACGTTTGTTGTATTAGTCAGCAAAGAATTTATACCAGAACTAAATTGGGAAAATGCTGGATATGCATGGACTGATATAGATCAATTACCTAGTCCGCTACATCCAAAAGCAAGACAAATGATTAGTT